GACTAAGAAGGACTTCGCCTGCTTTACGAAACTGATGGGGAAAGAATCGGCATGGCGTGATGCGAAGAATCCGCACTCGTCCGCCGAAGGCGTCGGGCAGTTGCTCGACTCCACCTATCGCAACCTCGGAATGAAGCGTTCCAAGGCAGAGGTCGCCCAGACTGTCGCAGCGCTCGCCTATATTGGCAGGCACTACGGATCGGGAGGCCCATGCAAGGCGTGGCGGACATGGCTTGCGAAAGGTCACTACTAGATAAGGAAAGGGGGAACATCGTGTCCATGGAAATCGAACAAGGCGTCATCGCCTTCGACCAAGACATCGCCAACTGGGTCGCTCAATATAAGAGCGCACTTGAGAAGGTGAAGGAATGGCAGGAGATTGCCGACATCGCACGATCCCACATTGAGAACGCTCTCGGCGATGCCGAGGTCGGACTCTGGCAGGGTCGTGAGGTGGTGCGCTTCAGCACTGTCGAAACGACGCGATTTGATACGAAGAAGGCGAAGGAAGTCCTACCGCCAGAACTCGTCGCACTACTCGTCACAACATCGACCCATCGGCGATTCACGCTGGTCGCCGAGGAGAAGTAATGACGATTATCCATCCGTTTCCAGGCGTCGAGACTCTTCCCGTCAATCCTTACATTGACGACGATGAAGAGCTAGATGAGGATGATGACGAATGACATTCGTTTCCTTACACGGGCCAGGTGAGCAACTTGCTCTCGAACTCGGTGACATCATCACCAAGGCGGGCATCTATGCACCGCGATCGAAGCAAGTTGCCATCGGCCCTTCCGAGGTCGGACACGAATGCGTCCGTCGCCTCGCCTACAAGATGCTCGACTGGGAGAAGGTCAACGAATCCCAAGGAGGCAACTGGGTCGCTCAAGTCGGCACCGCTATCCACGCCCATCTTGCCGACATCTTCGCCAAGATCGAAGGCTATGAAGTCGAGCAGAGGGTGACGATTCGCCCGGGACTCTCCGGCACCGTCGATCTCTATGACGCCAAGCGCGGCATCGTGATGGATTGGAAGACGACCGGATTCAAAGGTCTGCAAGAGAGACGAAGCCAAGGAGCAACGCATCAACAACTGGTGCAGGTGATGCTCTACGGCTACGGCAAAGCGCAGACCGGCTCTCTTGTGAACCAAGTCGCCCTCATCTATCTGCCGACATCTGGCGGACTTGATGAGATGCATGTCGAACTTCACGACTACAACGAGCAGATGGCACTCGATGCCCTCGCTCGCATCGACAACATCACGCAGACCCTCGTCGGGATCGATGTCGAGAACAACCCGAAGAACTGGGCGGTCTTACCGAAGACGGCGAGCAAGCTCTGCTCTTACTGCCCTTACTTCCTGCCCTATTCCGACGACTTAGCAAAGGCCTGTGATGGATTCTCACGCGACTAAGACCATCAACGACATCGTGAAAGAGGCGATTGAAAGCATCGCCAACGACAACCCAGAGTTGGAAATACCAACCCAAGCAAATAAGGAGGAGCGCGAATGACATTCGCCGCACCAGATACACCCTCAGAAGGAGGATCGGTCAAGGTCGCAGACCTTGCCGGACATCTTCTGATCATTGAGCCGACGGAATACAAGTCGGAAATCCAAACCGTTCACGGCGTCACCGATGCCGTCGCGGTCAACATCGTCGATCTTGATGCGAACAACAATCGCCACGACAATGTTCTGTTCTTCAATGTTGCGCTGAAGAATGCGCTGCGCAACAAGGTCGGACAGAAGGTCTTGGCTCGCATCGGGCAGGGGACGGCAAAGCCCGGAAAGTCAGCGCCTTGGATTCTGGTAGACGCAACCACGAATCCCGCCGACACCGCAAAAGCCAACGCCTACTTGTCGCAGGCACCGGCGTCTCAGCCAGCGCCAGTGCCGGCGACACCTGCCTCCGGCGGTGCCATCACGCCGGAAATCGCAGCGCTCCTTGAGAAACTAGGAGCAAAGCCTGTCTAGGCTCTGAGATTCTCGGGCGGTCACCTTCCTTCCACCGCCTGAGAAGCGCAGTCGAGCGAGCGTCGGGGGACGCGGATGGTGCAACTCCATCCCTGCGCACATGACGAAGTGTGAATGTGACACCTGTCGGTGCGATCCGAAGTTCGCCACCGATAGGGAGTCGTCGTATTGGAAACCGGAGGAGAGATGATTAGCCACGCACAATATGGTGAGGATGCAATCCTCGAAGGCATCATCTCGCGCCTTGAATGGGTCACCGGCGACGGTTTCAATCAGAAGACTTACATCGACATCGGTGGCTTTCATCCGGAGATTCACTCGGTCTTCTATCACTTCTACAAAGAGCGCAGATGGCGTGGCTCTATCTACGAACCGAACCGCATCCACAATGATGACTTTCGATGGCTTCGATCTGAGGACAAACTCCACAACATCGCGGTCGCAGGTCAGGCAGGGATTGCCGACTTTCGCATCTTCTCCGAGGGTGATTCCTCGAACACCATCAGCGAGAAGTTCGCCGATGAGAAGGAATCAGCTCAAGGCACTCCGGTCGCTCGCATTGAGAAGGTCGAATGCATCACACTCAATGATGCGATGGACAAGCACATCGATGACTTCGGTCTGGAACCGCTCGTCGTTTCTATTGACGCAGAAGGATCAGACTTTGACATCATGGCGCACTACGACTTCGAGGTGCGTCTGGCGTCAGACTCCGCTCAATCATCTGATGCTCAATCAGGATTACCGCCCTGTCGCAGCGACGGTGATGACGACGCTCTTCTTGGACTCCACCTCTTACTACAAAGAAGCCATCGGGAAGATAGGGCAACGATGAGTGAAGACATTTTCACCGACATCTTTCGCACGAACCACTGGGGAGGCGTCGAATCCGTCTCTGGCTTGGGTTCGGATAGGCAGCAGACCACCTTTCTCATCCCAGAGTTAGAGAACCTGCTCAAGCGCTATCGGATTGACTCGATGCTTGACATTCCTTGCGGTGATTTCAACTGGATGCGAGGTGTCGCCTTCGATGGCGATTACATCGGCGCCGATATTGTGACTCCCCTTGTTGAAATCAATCGCCTTCGATACGCAAGCGAGAAGCGCACCTTCGAAGTCCTTGACATCACGACCGACACCTTGCCGAGTGTCGATCTCATCTTCGCTCGCGACTGCCTGGTGCATCTGTCCATCGAACAAGTGTTCGAAGCCTTAGACAACATCAAGGCATCAGGCTCGACCTACCTCCTCGCGACGACCTACTTCTGGCAGACCAAGGAGTTCAACCACGACATCGACACCGGCGAGTGGCGGCGCCTGAACCTGCACCAACCGCCTTTCAATCTTCCCTTCCCTCAAGAGATTCTCATCGAGGGGTGCTTTATTGGTAACCACCGAGACAAGTCGCTTGGCTTGTGGAGGATTGACGAGATGGAGATCAAACGATGACGACCGCAGTCTCCCTCTTCGCCGGCATCGGTGGCTTCGATCTAGCTCTACAACGAGCAGGCGTCGAAGTCGTCGCGTCGATTGAATGGGACAAGCACGCGCAGAACATATTGAGGCAAAGATTCCCAGAGACGACGGTCTTGGGAGATATTCAGGAGGTTACAGTTGAGCAACTTATTCAAGCAGGATTCACTCCCGACGATGGAATCATCACCGGAGGATTCCCCTGTCAGGACTTATCGGTTGCCGGTAAGCGAGCAGGATTGGCAGGAAAACGGAGTGGACTTTTCTGGGAAATCTGCCGACTCCTTGACGAGACAAGAACGCAGACGGTTATCCTCGAAAATGTCCCTGGTCTTCTTTCCTCGAATAACGGAAGAGATATGGCCGTCGTCCTTGAAGCGCTGGTCGAGCGCGGGTATCGCGTGGGATGGCGGGTGCTTGATGCTCAACACTTTGGAGTCCCCCAACGCCGTCGTCGCGTCTTCATTGTCGGATGTCTTGGAGACGCAAGGCGAACACCTGAAGAAATACTCGCTCTCGGCGAAAGCCGCGCAAGGTATCTTGAGACGAGCATCGCGACGAGGAAAGAACCTGCCGGATCAACTTCAGAAGGCACTGGAGCAGGTCGCTATTGGAACGGAAAAGATGTGACTGACACCTTGGATGTCAGTTCTCTTGTGAAGCAACAAATGATGCCGGAAAGAAATCGATTCCAGGCGGTTCTTGATGTGGTTCACAAAGAGTAAGCGAGCGCAGACAAGTGATGACTTCGAGACTTGGATTGAGGGGGGGGTTGTTCCTACCTTGAACGCTTTTGATTGCGGAGATACCCGAGCGACTGTCGTCATCGTGATGCGAGAACGAGAAGGCAAAGCCGGGGGGGGTAAGGGACCGTTGCTCAGTGATAGGAGTTTCACATTGTCCACCAGTAATTTCCAAACGCTCTTTATCATCGACGGAACCCGAGTCGGAGATGTCAGAGTCTATGAAGACAAAGTGATGCAAACCGTGATTCAAAGATGGGGAACCGGAGGAGGAAATGTGCCAGCAATCTTCCCAATAGATGATGCACGAGAAGTCGAAAAGCACCAGAATGGAACAGGAATCGGTGAAGAAGGTGCGCCTGCCTACACGCTCGACAGACAACAGGCACCAGGAGTTGTGAAGGTTGTCGGTCCACTAACAACCGGAATGAACCGAGCGCGTGGCACCGAAACGACAGATTCAAAGCATCTTGTTCAAGAGCAGTCGCAAGTCCGACGCCTGACACCGACCGAATGCGAGCGACTCCAAGGCTTCCCCGACGGATGGACAGAAGGACAAGCGGATTCACATAGATACAAGCAACTCGGGAACGCAGTCGCGGTGCCGGTTGTGCAATGGCTTATCGACCGAACCACCGGAAAGGACTGACAATGCTCCAACACAAACACCTGCTCCTCAACACCACCATCAAGACGCCCATCAAGGAATCCTTCGAAGCAATCGAATTCCTCGAAGACCTCGTTGAATCCATCGATATGAAGATCGTCCAAGGCCCATTCGCCTCCTATGTCACCGCTGAAGGCAACCGAGGCGTGACCGCAATCGTGATGATTGAAACCAGCCACATCGCCTTCCACATCTGGGACGAGAAGCAACCGGCAGAGATGAAGTTCGATCTCTACACCTGCGGAGAGCTTGATAGTGCGAAAGTCCTTCAGATGGTGGACAAGAAGTTCGGACTCATCGAAGCGTCATGGATGGTATTAGACCGCGAAGACGGCTTCGTGCCGATAGAGATTCAAGACTTGCCCGCAGAGTAAGACCAGAAGCAGGAAGGAAGAGGGGGAATGAGCGAGATACTAACGACGGCGCTGCGCTTTGCGAGCCTTGGCATCTGCGCGGTGCCGGTCGCAACCGACGGATCGAAGCGACCGGGCATCGCAAGTTGGAAAGAGTTCCAAGACCGCCTACCGACACCCGACGAGTTGCTGGCGTGGTTTTCTAATGCGCAAGGCGTCGGAGTCATCTGCGGAAAAGTCTCTGGAAACCTTGAGATGTTAGAACTTGAAGGCAGAGCGGTCGCCGCGAAGATGCACAAAGACATCAAGGAGATTGCGGAGAACTCAGGTCTAGGCGACCTCTGGAACAAACTCAACTCCGGCTATGTCGAGACGACACCCTCCGGTGGCATCCATTGGCTCTACCGGATCGACGGCGAAGTTCCCGGCAACACCAAACTCGCCAGACGCCCGGGAGAAAATGGCGGAGTCGATGTCCTTGCCGAGACGAGAGGCGAAGGAGGCTTCGTCATCGTGGCACCGACCGCCGGCACCTGCCACCCCTCCGGTGGCGAGTGGCGGATGCTAGTCGGCTCCCCTGACACGATCCCGACCCTCACTCGCGCCGAGCGAGATGCCCTCCATAACCTCTTCTCGATCTTCGACGAGCTACCAACCGCGGACTTCATCGCCGAGGAGATAGCGACCAAGACCGACGGCCCGGCGACACCCGGCG